AAGGAGGAAGCATGAAATATACAGTTAAGTTTGGTATGGCAAGAACTTATAGCACACCAGAATTACATGAAAATACTAGATCAAAAACCTTTACCAATAAGAAAAAGGCAGAGAGTTATTGGGATAGGTTAGATAAATTTACTTTTAAAGACCCAGTTTTTTCTGAGTTTCATTTAATAGCTTGGAAAGATTGGATTGAGGAGGAAGCATGAAATATAGCGAATTAGTTATTGAATTGTCGCAAAGACTCGCAGATGAGTCTGATTATGAAGATTATCTTTTAGATAAACTACAAGAACTTTTAGAATTTGTGAGGGAACATGAAAAATAAAATGACGCCAGTTGAAGCTGTAAATGTGATCGAGAAAAAACTATTTGACAATCGAGCAAAGCCATATACTGAAGAAGACGCACAAATTGACAATGCCTGGGATATTATTAAACTTCGTTTGGATCTTACAGATGAAGAATTTAATATAATCTTTGGAGAAAAATACTAATGGAAGTAATTATTTGGAAGAAAGGCGTTCAAGCTGTTGAATACTATTGTGATAGTTGCAACGCACAAGTCCCGGAAGAAGAAGGTCTTTGGGTAAATGGCGAAATGACTAGACCACACGAATATCCAAAAGCATTTTGTCGATCTTGTTATATGAAAACACGAAAGAGGATAGATAATGGCGAGTAAAAAATTAAAGATAAACGATTTAATAAACAACCCATCACACTACAACACCGGGGATATTGAGTGCATAGACGCTATTCAATCCTCAATGACCACTAGACAATTTCAAGGTTATCTCAAAGGTAATGTTATGAAATACGTCTGGCGTCATGAATACAAAGGAAAAATGCTAGATGATTTGCGCAAAGCAAGATGGTATTTAAATAAATTGATCGCAACACATGAGGATAATTTAAGTGATGATTAAATACAGAATAGAAGACAACGCAATTTGTGGCTACGAAGAAAATAAAATGGTATCAATACTTTTAATCTCTGATCCAGTGGCTAGATCAAAAAGAATAGTACAGCTCGCAGAAGGTGGTGAGTTAGAAGACTAATCTTCTTCTGTTTCCCACTCGCAAATTAATTCTAACAATTGTTCCGGGTCGATAAGTATTCCTTGAGAATTACTTTCTTCCAGATAGTCTTTTATCTTTTGTATCATCATCTTCGTCCTCTATTATTCTAGCTTCTCCATCTATAGATCTAATTTGATTTTCTTCTATGAGTTGATTTAATCTATTCTCTAGCTCTTCTCTACTCATAGAGTCAATCTTACCAAAGCGCACTTCCTTACGATCAACCATGAGGCCACCTAATTTTGCCCTAGCAATTTCAGCATTTACTGCTGGGCCATACGATCCATCTGAGGCCGCAGCATCTCTAATTGTTGCTAACTTCCCGGCTACATTCTCAAAAGTAATATCATACTTCTTCCTTTGTAGAGCTTTCATATCTCTAATCCTCTCCTGAACATGAGAATATTCTTCATTGTTCATCATACGACTGGCTATAACTTCTGGATTTTTAAACCCAGCACGAAAAGCACACTCGCTTTGATTGAGATCTTGATAAACCATAAGGTTTACAAAGACCTCTTGCATTTTAGTTAGTTTCTTTTTTGGTTTTGCCATCTTCTACAAATCTCCAGTCTTCATCAAACATACAATGCCTTATTGAACCATCTTTCATCTGATACAAAAATTGCATGTCTAATAATTGTATTACTTTTCCTTGATTAACTCTATTGTAATTGTACTCAGTATGAATGATCTCATCTTTCAACTTTGGCCTTTTGTTTTTGCCTCGCATTCAATCTCCTATTTACACTTGCATTAATATTTTCTAATGTTTTTTCTGACAACTTTCCGTTGTACCTTATCTTTGTACCTCTCATTTTAATCTTCCCATTTTTACCTCACTGTTTTATTAATTATATTAAGAAAGAAAAAGGGAGTGGGAATGTGGGATTTATCCCCACTCTTTCCCTTCTTATAGAAGTGCACAACCGCACAACTGCACAACCCAATAAACATAAGGGTTTCAGCGTACGCTGTGCGCATGTGCAGGCATGTGCACTTGCACAACTGCACAATCGTTAAGTCATTGATTTTATTGACTTTTCTCAGACGCTGTGCAAAATCGCCAATCAGCGTTGCACAACCGTTTTTTAGCTTAATCATGACAAAAACACGACATACTATCGTCCTCAAATAGATCCAACATCTTAGGATTTTTTGCCTCCTCAACGAGCTCAATGTAGGGCGGACGATCAGATCGAAAGGTTGCCCCGGAGTCATTACCAAATCTATTCTCTTGAGCAATCCACCAATCTGCTAGATCAGGTCGTTCCTTCATTAAAGCATTGAGAGTTTTGCGTCCTTTCAAGAAACACAAGTCACAATTGCCAGCTACTGTTTGACCATTGATTGTCGGTAATCTCAAATCAAAGTTAGCCTTCTGCCAAAATTCTAATACTTCCTTGATCCCATGCTTTGCTTCATACATAGGCATGAGATTATCCCAGCGCTCTTTAGTCGAAGCATTACGCGACGAGGTTACACGCTTCGGCTCGTCGTGTCGCAAACCAAGGATATTGTCCCAGTATTTATAGCCTTGAATTTTCCACATAAAATCTTTCATTCTTTTAATCTTCATCTCGGCTGTGCAAAATCTAGCAACTGGGTTAGGTAGATACGCCCTTCTATCTAGTAAAGCAGCGAAAGGCTCACCATTTCTAGAAGCTGACTCATAGTTCACTATTTTTGTACGATATATCGGCTTCTCTTTACCTATCTCTAGCTCTAACCAATTGATCTTGACACCCCAATGTTCGCCACAATCTCTAACAAAGTCCAAAGTTTCAGGCATTTCTTTACCAGTGTTTGCGAAAGTTACATGCACATCTTCCGGGATGACACCATCGTGAGCGTCCACTATCTGCTTCAACATGAAGCCAGACGTTCTACCGCCAGAGAAACTAATCAATGCTGGGCCCTCTATTTTGTATGGGTTTCTCACTAACTCTCCATATTACTCAAGATATGTGAGATCACATTGACTGTCCAACCATTACCCAACATCTTATATCTTTGTGTCTTTGATACATGATTAGTGTAATTGTCTGGGACTGTCTGCAATCTTTCGCATTCCAGGGGCGTCAGCTTCCGCCAAGTTAATTCATTATGTTCGCCAACATTTGTTCTGTCAGCAAAAGACTCTGTCAAAGCATGTGACTTACCATCTTTGTGAAAGACTCTGTCTTGTATATAAGGTTGTCTGCCACTAGCTTTTTTACTAGGATTTATCTGATTAGTTTTTTTTGTCTCAATACTTATCTCATGATCTTTATTCAAATTAGGTGTAATTGTTCCTACTTTACCGTCTGTTCTAGGAATTAATTCTTTAGATCTAAAAGGTGTGTGATCTTTACCAGTTTTTAATTTAGCATCTCTTCTAGCTTTCTTTCCTTCTTCGGTTCTAACTTCTCGATACGATTGCACTGCGACTTTGGGTTCACGATTACCACCGCCACCAGCATTCAAAGTAGGCGACTTACCATCTGGGCTATAAACTCTTTTAAGTATGTCATGACCATTGATGTCTGATGCCATACCTACTTGTTTAGGTTTAGTTATTTTAGGGCTGTCACTTCTTCCTAATATAGATGGGGATTTTCCATTAGGATCATATACTCTGCGCTGTCTTTCATTGTCTTTAAGTATTTCTCTAGGAATGTCGTATGCTTTTATAGGTTTAGTTTCAAATACTTTTGGGATGTTGCCACTACCACTACTAGATTTTAAAGATCTAGTTTTTTTACTATCTTTGCTATACGTTTGTTGCTCAAAAAACCAAGACTTGTCGCTTGTTCCTTTTTTAATATTAGTTATGCCATTATCAGAGGTACTAGTTTGTACTCCAGTCATGCCATAAGTATTCCAGCCTTTCCAATCTCTAGCTAATAAAGCAGTGCCTTTCTGTATATTTTCTTTAAACGCTTCTCTACCACCATTGCCAACCAAATCTGCTTGACCATCATCTTCTAAAATATCTCTCAATACTATGCCCATATCGTCTGGCTGTTCAATGTTAGGTATGTTTGTCCAATAATATCTTTGTCTAGATTGTGCTGATACCAAAGCACTATTAATTAATATCGGTTCAATCCTACCACCGAATAAATCGTCGCCACCTTCAAAGTCTGGATAACAAGCTGATACTTGTTCAGTAATAACTTCCAGAAATTCTTTCTTCATTTTGACATTCTCAAGTAAAAAATACTTTGGCTTGATCTCTTTTAATAATCTAATAAATTCAAAGAACAAAGCTGAACGAGGATCGTCAAAGGCCAACTGCTTACCAGCAAAACTAAAACCTTGGCAAGGGCTACCAGCTAAAATTAAATCTATGTCTTGATAATCTTCTGCTTTTAAATTACAGACATCGCCTACTTGAATTGTTTCTGGGAAGTTTGCTTGAGTGACTTGTATCGCAAACTTATCTATTTCACTTGCATAATACTTATCTACTTTGATACCGAGTCTGTTTAGTGCCAACTGACCACAACTCATGCCGTCGAATAAACTTAAAACTTTCATATACAAATTGTACCAATCATTCCCAAGGTTTCCTACCTTTATTATCAAATCGATAATGCCAAGTTTGTTTTCCAGGGATAGCATGAGTCTTAACTATATCGCCCAAATACTTTTGCACATGACTAACCGCGTATCTTGCAGCTCGTTCGCCACTAGGTAAATTGTTTTCTTTCAACGCTTGTCTTGCCAAGATCTCTAACTCTTGTCTTGTATAGAAAGTAATTCTATCCATTGCATCTGCTACCTTCTGAGCAATCTCTACTTCATCTGGACCCTCATCAAAGTCAACCATATCCCAGTTGCCTTTCTCAAAATCAAATCTAGCCAAGTGAGTATCAGGTTCTCTTGCGTTTCTTGCTTCATAAAACATAGTTACATTTGGCTTTTGTCCCATGAGTTTAATACCAGAGTCCATCCACCCAGCAAAAGCAGAACCACCACGCGCTGACATAAACGAAGCATCGTCGGCTCTTTCTTTACCAGTATGATGCGCGATGATTACTGCAACACCAAAGAGTTCAATCAAACGATCTACTCTAGATAATAAATTATGTATCTCTTGGTTGCTGTTTTCTTCGCCATCAAAAAAATTAATGATAGGGTCAATCATCACAATATCTGGCTGATGATATTCAATACTTCTAGCAATACCATCAATATCTTTATCTCTCATTAAGTTCTTTCTCAATCTACCAGTCGGTATCAAGTTAGCATGTCCCATCGCCATCAAGTCTGGGTCGTGCATGTAAGGTTGATAGTAAGTATCTATTCTATTTTTTAAGAACTCCTGGATAATCTCTGCTTGCAACCACATAACTTTACAAGGACGCGTAAAAGGTTTGCCCATAAACGATTGACCAGTTGTGGCCGCTGCAGCAAAACCACCAAGCCAATGCGACTTACCTATCTTAGGTTTACCAATCAATAAACATCTAGATTGTTCAAAGATAAAACAATCGCCCCAAAACTGACCAATAGAATTAGGTTCCAAGCCAGTCCAAAACTCATCGTTGTAAGGTTTTAAACCTAGTGGGTCTGTTAAATCATCTCTACGCTTTTGATCGACGATGGGATCTTCTTGTTCAAGTATCTCTTTGAGTTCATCTCTTAAATCTATTTCCCATTCACTAGTTTTCCATTGTAGTATTCCAGCTTCCGTATCTTCTGGGTGTCGTTTGATATGTCCTTGGGTAATCGACATACATGTTTGTAATACTTCTGGGAAAGGCAAAGGTTGTTGCAAAGTTTGGTTCCAATCAAAACATTTAATTAATACTTCACGATAACCCCAACCTTCTTTAATCCATTTACCAATCAATCTAGCCAAGGTATCGTTTCTTTGACCAACATCCACCGGGTCAGCAGTAAGTTTGTTTTTATTATCTAAAATGGAAGTGACCTTATCCGATTGATTGAAGTCGTGTATGTTGTTCAAGTCTTCCATGTTGAGCATAGGCAAATCATCGATGTCGTTCACGACCAAGCCATCTGCTGTTTCAAAAAAATATTTAGTAGAAGGCGAGACCATAACGTAGCCACCTTCACCTCTGACATCTAACTTACCAGTCATGTTTCTAACATTTAGGCCTTCATTGATTTGATAAAAGTAGTGATAGCCACCACGAGGAGTCTTCTGTTTAAGAGGCGATCTAGTTACTTGACCAGACTCTACGAACTTGACCGCCTCTTCGCTATCGCAATCTAGGACAACAAAAGTTATCCCAGTGATAGCAGCCCAGTTGGCTCCCGGATACCGAGCCAACCACTCTCTCAATTCTTCTTGCGTGGGTTGTCTTCTTTGATAAGTTTCCCATTTGACTCTGGGTGTCTTTGCCCATTTTGCACTGAGCTTGTCATCGTCTTCAAAAGGATGACGCTTTCTAAAGTATTCTGGTATGGCCTCGTTTCGAGAACCACAAGGTATTAAATGAAAGCCTTCTTCCCAGAAAGACCAAATCATTTCTTGTCTGGCTTCCTCAGATATATTTTGCCAATCTTTATTAGCGTTTAATACTAGCGACATGTTTCTCCCAAAGTTTTTATTAAGCTGTTGCCTCTTCCTCGATGGGTCCGTAGATGTCTTCCCAGGTAAGAGCTTGATTAGTTACTGACATAATCTTCTTAGCTTGTTTGACTGTAGGTTGTCTTGTTCCGTAATACCAAGAGCGTACTGCATGGACCGATACATCACATATCTCTGCAACATTCTCTATGCCTCTGTTTTTTATATATTCTTGTAATTTATTCATGGCGTTATTATAGAGAAGCATTTTCATAATGTATATTTTTTTTTACATATTTGTCTAAATTAATTTAAAAAAGTGTTTGACATTCTGAATCTTTATCTATTTAATTGGCAATGAACAAATTTACAGAGAGATTTTATGAACGATATAAAAGAGAAAACCGAGTTCGACGAACTCCAAGAACTTATCGAAAGAAAGAAAAAGAATTTGCTATGGCAAAAGAAACTCCGTGAAGAATCTAAAGAGTTAGATATTGCAATAGCAAGACACCCAAGAGTAAACGAACAAGTAATTCAGCTTAGTAATACTGGAGGATCTCATCGCGTAACACTTGATGACTTTGACTCTGATATTAAAGTTGAGTATCGCTTGAAGAAATCTTGGGATCAAGACTATGTTGCAAAGATACATGCCGAAGGCAAGGTGCCAGCTAATCTTTGGCCATTTCAAATAGAGTATAAAGAAGACAAAAGAAAAACTTCTACTCTAGCTGAACAACATCCATCCCACTACTATAAATTAGCTGAAGGTTTGACCACTGAAATATCAGATCGTCCATACGTCAGCTTTGTTGAAAAGAGGAAAACCAAATGAGTAAAAAAATAGAGATGACTTCCGCACAAAGCGAGTCCAAAGAAAAGTTGTTTGCCGAAGCTTACGACTATTATGCAAAACATTATTTCAACATTAATGATTTTGTAAGAGCAGTAGATTATTTAAGAGCAGACGGTTTGAGTTTTGCTCACATTGCAAAGATCTCAGGCATGACTCACAAAAGTCTTATGCAGTTTTATTATCGAGATCAAATCGAACCACATGCTAGAACCAAAGGCAAAGCTAATTTCTTAATAGACTTTGTTTCTACAGTAAAAAAATTAGGTACAGAAACAATTCCAGGGAGGTACAACGATGCCAAGTCTTGAAGATGAATTATTATCTGGCTTGGAGCCAGGGCCAGTGAGAATGAATGTTGGTGGAGTAGATGGCATAGGTAAAAGTACCTTCGGCTCTCAAGCTCCCAATCCAGTTTTTATTTGTACCGAGAAAGGTACAGCATTCTTAAATGTTAAGAAGTTTCCATTGTGTGAAAAGTATCAAGACATTATTGATTGCATTAAGAAACTTGCCACTATGGATCATGATCGTAAAACAGTTGTCCTAGATACTACAGACTGGGCAGAAATTCTTACTCATGAAGCAGTGTGCGAAGAAAAAAATGTATCTGGCATCGAAGAGATTACTTACGGTAAGGGCTACACTGCGGCCAGAGAAAAGTTTAGAAAGATTTTAAGAGGTTTGGATATCTTGCATGATAAAAAGAAGATGAATGTAATCTTACTTTCGCATGTAGATATTAGAACTTTTAACGACCCGGAGAGAGAGCCTTACGATAGGTATCAATTGAAGTTGCACAACAAGACAGCTTCCATCATTAGAGAATGGGTCGATTTCAATTTCTTTGCGAACCATCAGGTTCGTACTGTGAAAGAGGGGAAGGGCTTCAACGAGCAGACAAGGGCACTTGCCATGGGTGATCCTATGTTGTTTACGAAGTTCTCTCCCGCCTTTGACGCGAAGAGACGAGTTCCTCTTCCAGATAAGATAGAACTCAAATGGGATTCGTTTTACGACGAATATAAAAAATCAATTAAAAATCTGTCGGAGGCATAAAGTGTCAGAGGAGATTTTGTGTGACCACTGTGGAGAAGAAATTTTAGACGGTGGGTATAAATACAAAGGCCTTCTTTGTTGTACTTTATGTCTTCGCGAGGAGTTAAATTTATCATGAGTGATGACTTTGAAATAATGTTAGGCGAAGTGCCTGATCAAGAAGATGACTTTAAACCTATGCCTGCTGGCAACTATGAATTAGTTGCTAACAAATGGGAAAAGAGAACATCTAAAGCTGGAAATGCAATGGTTGAAATCGAGTTTCAAGTACTCGGTCCAAGCCATTCTAATAGAAAACTTTGGGAGTATTTTACTCTTGAAGGTAATGCTGTAACCGTAACCGCTAGGAAAATTAAAGCTTGGCGTAAAGCGTTAGGGTTAAGCACTGATGTCAGTTTTAATGCTGAGGCCCTGGATGAAATGATTAACAATCCTTTCCAAGCCAAAATCAAAATTGAGCCTGGAACAAATGGGTACGAGGACAGTAATAAGATACAAGATTACTTAGCAAAAGGATCTTCATCTGAAGAGGAGGCGCCTGCGGCAAAACCTTTACAAGAAGAAGATGATGCTATGCCTTGGGATAAATAACTGGGTCATCTCCCAAAAAAGTCCTACCGAGCAAGTTAATTAATACGAGCGGCGTTACGAGCTCGGTAGGCATAGAATTCGACCACTCCAAAAAAGTCGAATTCTAAGTGGCGGTCGAAGCGGGTTTTTTTAACTTTAACCCGGATGTTAAACCACTTAGTCTTCGCGGTAAGTCCTACCAAGGTTGTATAAGAGATCGTCTTGGTAGGCACAAATTAGGAAACAAATATGATTGATGATAAAAAATTAGTCGCTAACTCTGAGAAGTTGTTAGCAAAAATATATGAGGTGAACAATCACATACTGCCAGTTGAATTATTTGATGAAGTTGCGGCCTGTGTTGTTTCGATAAACAGATTAAAGAGAGCGAAGGTGCTATATGAAAGAAGACAAAATAGATTTGGAAGTGATCTCCAAGAAGGAATTGTTAGAAGAATTACGAATGCACATGATGTCATTCAACAAAAGAATGGGAGAGATTAAAAGTCCCCATAAATTATTAGAAGTATTATTGACCTATGTTTGTTGCGTCACTTACGACGTATTGGAAAATAGTACCAATGAAGCAACCATGTTGATTGGCGCATCCTGGGGCAGAGTCATTAATGATATTGCTAAAGAAAAAGGTATGACTAGAAAAGAAGTTTTCTTTCAAGCAGATATGTTAGGCAATATAGCAGGAGGCGCTAATACTGATTGGAACTCTATGAATGAAGATTATGTAATAGATCCAGAAGAACTTGATGAAGAAGAAGTACTCGACGCTGTTAAACTTCAAATGGAAAGCAAAGATAAAACGAGACACTGATGGCTATAAGAAGAGAAGTAAAAATACACATATCTAGGGCTAAGTATAAAAAGACTAGCCAAGGTTCTCGTAATGTAAAGTTCAGTAGCATGAACAAGAATAAAAGAAAGTCCTTCAAAGCATATAGAGGACAAGGAAGATGATCAATGAAACTAAGACCGTATCAAGAAGACGCTATCACTGCGCTAGAAAGTTGGTTTGCAACTGAGTCAATAGAGAAACACCCTCTACTCAGTTTGCCTACTGCGTCTGGCAAGACAGTTATCTTTTCTAACTTTATTAAAAGAACCATAAAAAAATATTCTGATGCTAGGTTTTTAGTTTTAGCGCATAGACAAGAACTTATAGAACAAGCAGAAGAAAAAATAAAATCAGTATGGCCAGATGCACCAGTCGGTGTACTATCAGCCGGGTTAAAAAGATCTGAGATAGATTCTCAAATACTTGTAGCTTCAAGAGATACTTTGGCTTCTGGATCTAGATTAAAAAAAGTTGGGCATTTTGATTACACCATCATTGATGAGGCCCATAACATATCCCCGGACGAACAAACTAGATATCAAAAGATAATCAATGAGTTATCTGCTGAACGAGCTATGCGTGTTCTAGGTTGCACTGCTACGCCTTATCGTATGGGTCAAGGTTATATTTATGGCAAAAGAAAAGATCACTTCTTTCATGACATTGCTTATCAAGCAAAGATACCAGACTTAATAGACCAAGGTTATTTAGCTAGGATTACTTCTTATAAAGTAGATGACAATACTATTATTGATGCTAGTAAAGCCAAGCTTAAATTTAAAGGTGGCGATTACAAAGAATCCGATCTAGAAAAATTAGCTATGGATGATAAAACTATTGTCGCTATCATTAATGATTGGCTAGACAAAGCATACACCAAAGGCAGAACAGCTTCCGTATTTTTTTGCGTATCAGTATTGCACGCTATGAAAATGAATATGCACTTACAGAAACATGGGATTCAAGCAAGATTACTAACTGGCGAAACCCCTGGAGAAGAAAGAAAACAAATACTGGAAGACTTTGAATCTGGGAAAGTACATGCTGTTTGCAATGTCGGTGTCTTAACAGAAGGTTGGGATGCGCCCAGAACAGATTGTATTGCTATGTTAAGACCAACCAAAAGTCTAGGGCTCTATGTTCAGATGTGCGGCCGAGGCATGCGACTGTACCCAGGCAAAGATAATTGTTTACTTTTAGATTATGGCGAGAACATTGCTAGACACGGTTGTATTGATACAGCCAAGCCAGATCAAGAAGTAAAAATAAGAAGACCTAAAATCTGTGGCAGTTGTTTAGCTGTCAATCCGCCGCATGCAAAGAAATGTGTCGAATGCAATGAGGAGTTCCCGGTAGCAGAGTTCTTAACTTTCTTAGTGCCTATGGAAGAAAGAAAGGTAGCTAAGAAAACCAAAGCAGATTCTGGAGCAGTTATCTCTGATGAGAAACAAAAGAATAAGAGTTCTTTAGAAGTTGTAACGAGCGTTAGTGCTGCTGTTGCTGACTCTAAAAATGGCAATAAATATTGTAAGGTATTCTTTTATGTTGATAATCAGTTCTTACCTAGAATGATGCCACTTATGTTTGGCCACTCAAGAATGCACGGACTAGCAATCAACCATTGGTGTCGTTTAGTAGATCCAAAAATCTGGGGCGTACCTAGAACTTCTGAGCAAGCAGCTGCTAAGATAAATCAAGGAGCTCTCAAAAGAGTTAAGTCTGTTGGGATAAAACGAGAAGGTAAATATTTTAATATAAAGAAAGTAATTTTTGACGATAAGGAGATATTTCTATGAGCAAAATAAATAAAATGATAGATCATGTGATGTTATCTGAACCGCCAAAGTATCGACCATACTTAGGTATGAGTCAGATTGGTAATCCAGATGAAAGAATGTTGTGGTTAAATTTTAGATGGTGTTTACCACCAAATAAATTTGAGCCAAGAGTATCTAGGATCTTAGAATTAGGTAATGTTATTGAAGATGTAGTCGTTGATTATCTTAAAAAAGCAGATGGCGTAGAAGTATTTACTGAAGATAAAAAAGGCGATCAGTTTAAAGCTTCTTTACTTGGCGATCACTTCTCTGGGCACATAGATGGCGTAGTTAAAAACTTGCCAGAACATGATGATGATTCTATGGTCCTGGAAGTTAAGAGTTCTAATGACAGAAGGTTTAACAATCTAGTAAGTGAAGGTAGTTACGAGCGTTGGTCACTAGAATATGAAGCGCAAGTGCATTGTTATATGGGTTCTTTTAAATTACCTAAGTCATTGGCTTTGGTTTACAACAAAAACAATTCTGATATTTATACTGAAGTAATTAAATACAATCATGATTTGTTTGTCTCCTTAATAGATAAAGCCAAAAGAATTATTACTGCACCAGAGCCGCCAGATTTATTCTTGAGTGAGAACGATTGGAAAGTTAAGAACTTACCAAAAGAATCTAGAGAAGTTTATTTAGGTAGGGCAGAACCAGAATTTAAAAACTGTAGAAACTGCAAACATTCAAAGCCAATGATAGAAGTTTCCGGGGCTACTTGGCGTTGCGGGAAGAAAGGTGTTTTATTAAATCCAAAACAACAAATGGATAAGAAAAATTGTCCTGATCATGAACTTATATTTGGTTTGATACCCACACCTTTTTAACAAAAAGTTTGCAATAATATATAAAAATCGTTATATAATACGCATATCTCTATAAAGAGGTGCGTAATGGCTAAAATATTTAAATTAAATACATTTAAAAACATAGCTAGTCTTAGAGGCGAAACTACCAGTCTCGCTGATTATCCTTGTATCGAAGCTTGTAGTTGGCACAATACTATGGATAAAGGCCGTTGTTCTGTCTGCGGTTTATATGATTATCAACACTCTCCAGCTTTTTGGAACTCATTGCCAAGAGTAGAGCGTAAGATGATAAATCTTAATAACTCTGAGAAAGGTTATAAAATAAAACAGATTTACAAATAAAGCATTAGCTTAGTGTAGATCTTTAAATATATGTTCATCATATATAGAGGGAAGCTGACACTTTATTTTTTTTTATTTCTTAATATATTTTCACACCACCAAAGCAACATGTCTTCACTCAAGGTATGTTTGATGATGTTGGCACGCTGACAAACCAATTGAATGTTGTATCTAACATACCATTCTTCTGGGTCTATTCTATCGATAGTTACATTTAAATCTTTCTTACCATTGCCATCTCGATAGTGTGTCATCAATACGCCAGACAAAGCACAAAGACCCTCTTGTTTTTCCCATATCTCTATTAAATCTTCTGGCGTTATCTCCCAATCCTTCTCTGGATTCTTACTAACTCTAGTATGTCTTAACTGATTGTGAAGTAAATTTAAAAAACTTTTGTAACTTGATGATCGTTTTCTGTTTCTATCTATCACATGACAATCTTTACAAAGGCCGCGATAGGTTGTGCCACCACCAGTTTGTTCTCTAGCTTCAAAAAATTTAATCTTCCGCCTTTTCTTGCAAAGCGTACAAGTTCTGGTTTTTTGAGTCATTAGGCTCTAGGCGAATGAATTACTTCTATGGTTACGTCCGGGTATATTGCTTCTACTAATTTCTTTTTTAATTTAAAGACATCAGTCAATACTCCCTTAGTATCTTCTATGACTTCTTCTCCTTTGACATTTTTATATTTAAAGTCTGCTATGTAAGTGCAGATCTTTTTACCTTCAACAAAACATGGAAACTGCGGATGAACTTCTATGTCTGACACTGCGCCAGCAGATTCTAATTCTTTTAGGAATTTATATCTTGCGGCCTCTAATTTGCTATCAAATGTGATACCATCTAGCTTCACCTTTATAGCTCCGTATTTGTTCTTGTTATAGCCCATAATTTATTATACAATTTTTTATATATTTTAAGAAAGAATTAACATACCAGGAGAAGCTAAATGGCAACCCACGTAACCATCGGAGTAAACAAAGAGACTCACAAAAAACTAGGCAAGCTTGCATCATTAACTCACAGGACCCGTGCTAACACGGTTGAATGGTTGGTAGAAAAAGCTATTAAAGAAATAGAAATAGCTGAGAAAAATGGTAGCGCCGATCATATTAAGTTTGGTATTTAATCTATTCCCAGAAGTTTATTAAGTTCTTGTTGTCGTAA